TGGCGCATCGACTTCAAGGACGAAGCGACACCTGAGCAACGTGCCGCAGCACAGGCGGCGCTTGATGCGTTTGACCCCGTAGCGGCGGAACAACCGACCCCGCAAGAGAAGATCGAGCGGCTTGAGCGCACCGAGGGGCAGGGCGTTTATGTGCGTGGTGTGCGCGAGTTTATGCTGGGGATAGCGGATGGCCTTGCCACCATCAATCCGCAACTCTCACAGCAAATGCTCGCCACTCCCGGCATGCGCAAGGTGAAAGAGTTGAACGACAAAATTACAGAATTGAGGAAACAACTGTAATGGCTACTAGCGGCAGTGTAGATTTCTCAGTTACGCGCGACGAACTCATCAACCTAGCTCACCAACACATTGGTGCTCTTGGTGAAGGGGAAACATGCACGGCTGCGCAAGTGACGGAAGCTGCCAAGCTGCTGAACATGATCGTCAAGGCTAGGGCTGCTGATGGGATGCCCTTGTGGGCGCTGAAGACAGGTTACGTGTTGCCTTTCACCGACAGCAACTCCATCGCCGTGACCAGCCATGTTGTGACTGCTTACGTGCAAACTACCACTAGTGCCACAAGCTCCAGTGGAGCGTCCACCATCACAGTGACCTCTGCAACAGGGTTCACTAACGGCAACCCCATCGGCGTTGAGCTGAGCGACAGCACGATGTTGTGGACAACCATTAGTGGTGCCCCTGCCGGTAACGTGGTGACGTTGGCGACAACTCTCACGGCGGACGTTGCCAGTGGTGCCGTGGTCTACACCTACTCCACCGCCAATCGTGTAACAGCGCCGCTGCGCATTGTAGACGGCTACCAGAAGAATGTGTCGTCCAACAGTGAATATCCGTTGCAGCAAATTGGGCGGGACGAATATTTTGGACTGGGCGTTAAGAACAGTCCCGGTTCACCCAGTCAATATTATTACGATCCGCAGCTGGTAACAACGCCTTCCATCTATTTCTACCCTAGGTTCAGTGGTGGTCAGGTGCTGTTTTACTTCACCTACGTGCGCCCGTTTGAAGACTTTGACGCCTCCACAGACACACCTGATTTCCCGCAGGCGTTCTACCTCGCGCTAATGACTGAGCTTGCTGCCATGCTTGGCCCTAAGTTTGGCGTGGGCATTCGTGAGCGTACCTTGCTGATGCAAGAGGCTAACATGCACTTTGAACGTGCCTTGTCTTCGACATACCCGGAAGGTAGCATCTTCCTGCAACCATACAACAGACATGCCACCGGCTAGTATTCAAGCTGAAGATGTAGTCAGGGTTCCCCTTGTAGGGACGTTCACTAAACGGAACGACTCAGGGACTTCCTTCGGCAGTAGCGGCATTGTGGGCTTGGGAGTGGTTGGCGCTATGGTGGTGGGTGGTGCGACAGGTAGCGCCGCGTCTAAAGATCAGCGCTTCATCAACTGCATCCCTGAAAAAGTCACTAACCCTTACACCGGGGCTGCTAAGTTCTACTTGAACAAGCGTCCCGGTTTTGCTCGCTACGCCACGTTGAAGAGTGGACATGTCGGGAATGCTGTGCGTATCTGGAGTGCTAAAGGCAGCGGCACAAACATTGTGAGCGCTCTCGGCAACACCAACAGCGAGATATTTGAAAACACCACTTCACTGGGTTCCATCACAGGTAAAGTGGTTGAGATTAGCGAAACCATTATAGGTACAACGCCCTACTTGGCCTTCGCTAGCGACAACAACACAGCTTGGTACTACCCCGATGGGGGCGCGTTGACGCAAATTACAGACGTAGACTTCCCCGGCAACGCTAGCCGCACCATTACTGGGGGCTTTGTGTTCATGGATGGCTATGCGTTCATCATGGATACAACAGGGCGCATCTACAACAGCGACCTCAACTCCATTTCTGCGTGGGCATCGGACAACTACACAGTTGCGCAGATGTATCCTGACGCTGGTGTAGGGTTGCTGCGCTACAAGAATCAACTTGTAGCCTTTGGGCGTGAGACAGTGGAATTCTTCTACAACGCGGGCAACGAAACAGGTAGCCCGTTGGCACGGACGCCACAAGCGTTCATAAGGTTGGGCTGCGCGGGGCCAAAAGCCCTGACGCAGTTTGAAGACACGGTGGCTTGGGTGTCAGCGAGCGACAAGAACGGTGTTGGTGTTTACGTGCTTGACGGTTACGCCCCTAAGCGCATTTCCACCCCTACAGTGGACACACAGTTGCAGCTGAGCAACTTGAGTGACATCTACGTTACAGCTATTCGCATGGTGGGTAAGAGCTTTGTTGTGGTCACTACCACAAGCACCACATTCGTCTATTGCTTGGAAGACGATAGTTGGCATGAGTGGGCTTCCACTTACCCCCTTTGGCACAAGTTGACGGGCACGGCAGGGAGTAACTCTCTTGTTTACGGCATCAGCGTCTCGTCCACAGATGGGCGCGTGTACGTGGTCAACAGCAACAACTTCCAATATCAGGACGATGGGGCCAACTACACCATGACGGTGCAGACAACCAAGTTTGACGGCGACACCACAGCACGCAAATTTCTGAACAAGTTGACCCTTGTGGGCGACCAGACTCCAGCCTCTTCCACAATGTATGTGAGTTGGTCTGACGACGACTACAACAACTTCAGCACAGCACGCACCATTGACCTGTCCGCCACTGCTCAATATTTGAGCAACTGCGGGCAGTTTAGGCGCAGAGCGTTTAAGTTGGTCAACACTGACAGCACTTTTGTGCGCCTTGAGGCGCTAGAAATGCAGCTGAAGAAGGGCATGCACTGATGTCCTCTTATTGGGTGCAGCAACCCCCTGATGCAGCACAGCCTAAAGATTTTGTATATAGGCAGTTTTTTACAGATGTCACAAACTACACGCGCAGCCGCACGCGCGTAGCTAACATCACGGCCAACTACAGTGTGCCAGCTGACATCTTCTATGTGCGAGCTGACGCCACCGCTGGTGCCATCACGGTGACGCTGCCGACAGCGTCGGACTTGGGCGGTAGGCAAATATTGGTGTGCAAGGTGGACTCTAGCGGCAACGCTGTAACTGTACAGCGGCGTGGCACGGACACCATTGAGAGTGGGACGAGCGTGACGCTTAGCGCCCAGTGGGACAAAACTTTGCTGATATCGAATGATGTCAGCGGATGGGAGAAGCTTTAATGCCTGCAACTACAGTTGGAAATTTCATTCTTGACGAATACTTGCGCGACCCGTCTTTCTACGGGCAAGTGCCGTTGTGGAACGCGGCTACAGAAGACCCGTACACCGACCCTGTGGTGCGGCAGCGCATCTACAACCAGCTCAAAGCTAGCGGGCAGCTTCAGCCGTCTTTTGACGCTATGACAGGCCCCGAGTCCTCGTGGACAGCAGCGGGCACCGACTACAACAGCGCCCTTAACATTCCTGACGCTCCTGACAGGGATCAAAGTTTTCTATCTGAAATGGCTCCCATTATAGCCCCATTTGCTGGAGCCATTGGAGGGGCTGGCTGGCTGTCTAGCCTACTTGGTGGTGGTGCAGGAGCTGCGGGATTTGGTGGGTTGCTGGATACCGCCCTGCCCGCTGAAATGTTTAGCGGAGGTGGTTTTGGGGGCCTGCTGGACACAGCCTTGCCTGCGGAGATGTTTGGAGGTGGTATGCTTGATACAGCCCTACCTGCGGGCATGTTCGGTGGCAACAGCACCGGCAATTTGTTCAACGACCCGCTAATGGGTATGTGGGACGAGAGCTTCGGTGGACTCTCGGGCGACGGCCTCGCCAACTTGTACAAAGAGTTCGGAATAAGCCCCACAATGTCGCTGCCCGGAGTGGGCGACATCTATGGCAGCGGTTCGTCCATTCTTAAGAACATCGGCGACTTGCTGCCCAATGGGGCAGGCACAGCCGGTAGTTTGCTGGCAAAGCTGTTCACAGGTTCTGGTGGTGCCAACAGCGGTAGCTACAGCTTCCCCTTTGCCGATGTGTTGAAAGGGTTGCTAGAGTATAGCGGGCAAAAAGACTACCAGAGCGAGTTGCTGCGCCTCATGGACAAGAGCATTGAATATAGTGATCCGTTCCGCACACAGCGTCCTCGCTACTTTGAACCTTTGTACGACGCAGCTACGAAGGGCATCGGCGGGACACCCTACGGTGAGTCCATCGCCAACAGCACCTTGCGCAAGCTGTCTTCAACAGGGGACGCAGGTTACGACATTTCGGGGCTTGGTGCCAACACACTGGCTAAAAACCTCAACAGCGCCTCTATGGACTATGTGAAAAACATTGCGCCCCTCGCTGGCGCGCAGTTTGGCGGCAATGCCAGCCAGTCCATTACCTCTATGGGGCCAGCGGCTGCTGGTGCTGGGTTGGCCGCACAAGGTGGTCTAGGTGCTGCGTTTGAAGCTGCCAACCGGGGTAACCAGCCTTCTGCGCTGGAGCAGTTGTTTGGTCAGCAGAAGAATCAAAACTTGGGTCAAGCCCTCTTCAGCTTCTAAAGGACATCATGGCTAACGTAAACTACATGGGGGCACCGCAAGCCCCCGCTAACGGGTGGCAACCCAAAGGGTTCCTTGGTGGGGCCACTTGGTATGACGACAGGAAGCGTTATGAAGACGCTGAAAGTCTAGCTGCCTATCAACGTGGCCTAGGCGCTGTTGAAGGCACAGCCACGTTGGAAGACTACTTCAAAGACGCTCCTGTGCGCGAAACTAAGCGGCTGTCCGATATCGCCACAAACAACGCCACTGCTGCCACCGTAGGTAACAGGCTGGCAGAAGAGGTGCGCGGTAAGCGCCTTGGTAACGATCTGGCCAAAGGCACGCTGGAAAGCGACATAGCCCTTAAAATCACTGAAGCTGCTGGTGAAAAGCGCAAAGAGGGTGTTGCTAAACTGAGGCAAGGCTTGGAACTCACTACGATGATGCTGCAAGCTATGGGGTCAGCTGGCCCAGCGGCGGCTCCTGCTATTGCTGAGAGGCTGAAGCAACAGGGGTTTGACGTTACTACTGACCCTGTAGCACAATATGTGCTAACTGCCCCTACTCCACAAGAAATGCAGAAAAGGTTGCAGACGTTGTTTGCGGGCCTTGACAAAGCAGACGCAGCGTTCCGTCTGCAAGCGGCTAAAGACGCCGCTGCGAAGGAGCGCACAAACATCTCAGCTAGCGCACAAGTGCAGGCAGCTAACGCTAAGTCTGCTAGTGAGAAAGAGAGCCAAATGCTTATGAATGCGTTTATGGCAGAGGTCAAAGAGAAATATCCGGACCTCACTCCTACACAAATACTAGCTAAGGCTGGGGAGTTGTACGCGCAGCGTAAGTATGGCGTAGTCAAGGGCATGCAGCCGGGGGCTGTGGCTGGTGAGAAAGCTAACGCTGAAGCTGCTGCCAAGCTTCGCAGGCAAGCCGCGATGATTGCTGGTTTCAACCCGCAAGAGGCGGCAAGGCTTTTGAAGGAAGCTAGAGAGCTGGATGGGCTGGCAAGTTCTCCTGTGCTTAACTCAGGTGGCGCTGGGGCGGGGGCGCTGAAAACTGGCGACACACTTCCTGACGGCTCAATCCTAATCAAATAAATATGCCTGTTTACACCTATCAGGGTAAAAAGTACACGCTAGACGAAACCGACCCTCAAAAGGCTGCTGACAAGATTAAAGCGTTTTTGGGTGAGGGGGTGAAGTCTCCCATCACTTTGGGAAAGGTACTGACGCCTGAGTTCTTGGAGGACGACACGTTCCTGCCGTCTGCTGCGAAGCAGGCAGCAGCGTCGGCTGCTGGAAGCATGCTGTCAATACCCCAAACAGCAATGACCTTGCTGAAGACAGGTAGTTTGGACAGGGCTGCTGAGACGCAGGAAGCCACCACTCAGTTTATTACCGAGAAACTGTACAAGCCCAAAACAGAGAAGGCTAAAGCTGGTGCTGACGTAGGCAATCAGCTTTTGGACTACGTTCCTGAGAACATGGGGAAGGCTGCGGAGCTTGCAGCTAAGTACGGCTTGGCTGTGCCGCAAGAGGTGCTTTCCAGCCAACTGCAAGGCAGACCGTACAATAAAGCCAACGAAGACATCTACTACAACCCTGCTAAAACGATAGGGGAGTTTGTTGGTGAAGTGGGTGTGCTGGGAGGCGCTGGTGCAGCGGCTCGTGGCGCTAGCAAGCCTCACCCTAAGCTTTTGCAGCACCTAAAATCTACTAGTGAGGAAACCCCCTTTACTCCTGAGCAACAAGCGCTGCTGCGCAAAGCTCAAGAGTTGGCTAAGGCGGATGGGCGCTCCAACATAACGCCTGCCGACATCAAAGCTGCGCAAGAGGCGGGCACACGCACGCCTACGCAGCAAACAGAGTTTGACCTCTCTCCCGAGCAGCTCAACGTCAACGACATCTTGGCAGCTGAGAAGATGGCTGCGCAAGGTGAGTTGCAGAGCATGTTTGAAAGTCAGCAGTTTCTCACCGAAGAGTTGTCTGGCACTAGGGACATGTTTGATCCCTACACTGATCCGCGTCTTGGGGATGCCCGCACTTCTGCGCGTGAGCGCCCTGAACCTGCCCTGCCTCCCGAAGCCGTCACGCATGGCGATGTGGCTAACCTCGATCCCAACCAGCCCACTGTGGGGCGCGAGGTGGGCACGCCTGACGCCACCTTGTATGAGAAGACTGATGTGCCCACTGACCCTAGGGAAGCTCCCACGTATGAAGGGGCGCTAGCTAGGCAAGAGGGGCGCTTGGACATCCCTGAGCAGCATACAGGGGCTGATCTGACGCGCCCTCCCCTTGAGTTGGCTCCTGAAGGCCCGCTGCCCTCTCGTGCTGCGCAGCAAGGCGGGCTTGAGTACAATCCTAACGATTTGTCCACCACAGAACAAACATCGCTGGGACTTGACACGCCTCAACAGCCCGTAAAGGCTCCCAGCTACGACACACTCCCTGAAGCTGAACGTCAGTTCAACTTGGACTTCACTAAGGACGGGGACATTGAGAAGCTGCTGGTTAGGGCTAACCAAGCTGAGAAGAAGCCTGCGTTCTCGCGCACAGCTCTCGACCGTCTCGCCATTGCTGCTAGGGACGAATGGGCTAAAGGCAACGACACTTACAAAGCTGGCCCTTCTGTAGCGCGCTATCAAAATGACGCTCTAGGCAAAGCTGTCATCAAGGGTGATTTCCGTGGTGCGCTTGAGGCTGTCGCTGATAACAGCAGCAATCCTGTCTACCGCCTGCTGGCGCGCACTCTGCAACGTGATCCTGACTTCGCTCCGTTCCTAAGAACAATGGACACCATTGTGAATAGTGACACAGGGAAAGCGGACGCCAACATCGCAGGGTTGTACAGCCGCACCAGCAACACAATCACGATGGCAACACGCATCGGGCACCACGCCAGTGAAAAGACGTTCCTGCACGAAGCCATACACGCTAAAATTGTTCGCTTGCAATACAGGCTGGAGCACGACTTGGCGCTACCCAGCTCCGTTGCGCAGGGTGTGCGGAACATACAATCTTTGTACGAATATGCCAAGAAGGTCGGTGGGCCTGACCTTGCACAGCAATATGGTATGCGTGACATGTACGAGTTTGTCACGGAAGCGTTCACCAACCCTGAGTTCCAGCAGATGCTCAAGGACTTGCGCATCAACAAGGAAGTGCACACTAACATGTGGCAAGTGGCGCGCAACGGCTGGGATGCGTTTGTGCACCAAGTGGCTAAGGTGCTGGGACTTGACCCTACGCGGAAGCACATCGATGTACTCAGCGCCACCCTCACAGAAGGGGCGCAGCTGTTCCGCGCTATTGACACTGACCCTGTGGCACGCTCCATAATTAACAGCAAAGATGGCGTGGCTTGGAACAGCGCGCGTGAAGCCTCTTTCACAGCTCCTGACACTACACACGCCAGTGTGGACAAACCTGCCAAGCAATCTTTTGCTGAGTTTAAGGATGAGCTGTCGCGCACTGAAGACCCTACTATGGTGCGCACCTACGGCAAGGCTCTGTACGAAGCCTACGAGAAGCAATGGGCGGCTGACAACTTGCCGCGCCCTCAGCCCCTAGGCTACGACAACCGACCCCACGCTGAGCTGAAGGAAGATTTGTTCCGCCCTGACGGCAGTCGTAGGCTGGACGATGTGTGGTTCCCTCCGCAGTCGCCAGCTGCTCTGGCTGCGCAGCGCCACCCTATTATCCGTAGGGTGTACGATCAGGTTAGCCAAGCTACAGTGATTAGGGACAACCTGTTCAACAAGTGGTGGAGGGGCGCGTCCACGGAAGATAGGGGCGGCTTTAACCCCCTCAAGCTGCAATTTACGAACCTCAACAGAGCTAAGCGAGTGGAGTCTCCCACTAGCGTGGGCGCACTTGGTCGTAAGTTGTCCACAGATGAAGGTAAGGCGGTGTTGGAGGTCATTGCTAAATATGGCAACTCGTCCCCTGAACTGCTGCTTGATCCGGTGATGATGAAGGCCAATGGCCTTTCTGCTAAAGCCTCTCAATATTTGAAGGCCCTCATCAACACAGGTAAAGACATCTTTGACGAAGTTAACAAGGTTAGAGTTGCTAAAGGGCTGGAGGCCATTCCGTACAACCCCAGCTGGATTATGTCTAGGGTGCGTCTCGGTGCCTACCAGACATGGGTAATTGATCCTAGGTCTAACAAGCACCTGCACCTTGCTGGCTTTGACAACGCTAAAGATGCAGCTAAGCACGCCTCTTACCTGCGTCAGCAGGGCTACGATGCGTTCAGCGGCCCTGCAAACGACAACCCGCGCAACAACCAAGTGGTGCCGTCAGATGCGTTCTTGGCGGCTGCCAACCTGCTGGTGGACGATCCGGCTATGGCGACGAAGATGCGTGAGTTGTCAGCTGAGGCCATCAAGCGCATGGGCATCAACCGCTACGCCATGACTCGTGATAGTAGTGCCGGTGGCTACGCAGGCTCTATGGAAATTGTTAACAGCCTTGGCCCGCAAAAGGCTTGGGAAGGGTTCAACTCGGCTATGGAGAGCTACGTGCGCTCCGCTGCCAACTACGTGGGCGCTGCTGACGCCAATGCTAGGGTGGGGGAGTTGTTCGTGGACAAAGAGGTGAATGCCTCTTATCCCAATGCGTTGCGCAGTGGGCGTTACATGTGGGAGCAGTTTACCGGCAAAGAGCACTATCTGGACAGTGTTCTTAAGAAAGTGGCGTTGCAGATGAATCAGTCGCCCTACCTGTTTGGCAACCTGCTGTCGGGTAGCGCTAACGCCTTCATATCAGTCATGCTGGTGTGGCAGAACTCCGGCTTCTGGCTCGCTAACGCGCTTCAGTGGGTGTTCATGCCGCCGCGCCTAGCGGAAATCAACTCCACCCAGCTGGGCGGTAAAGGGAGTGTGTCGCTGGCTCTGCTGCAAGGCGCTATGGATATGTACTTGCCCACTAAAGAGAGCAAGGCCATTTTCCAGAAGGCTCTGGAGGGTGGCAGCTTGGAAGCTCGCTTTGCTGAGGCGCTGGACTGGGCCACCACCTTCAAAGGGGCTGTGCCCAAAACAGTCAAATATATGATGGGAGAGAAAGTTGCGGCCTACGCAGACACCTACAGCCGTGGACTGGCCTACGCCATCTCCTACCGCTTTGCCAAGAGTGCTGGCATGGACGACAAGGTTGCGCACAGCTTTGCTGCGCGTGAGAGCCAAGCCGTCATGCTGCAATATGAGAAGTGGGCACGTATGCCCGTCCTCAACGCCCTTGGCCCGGTGGGTAACGCAGTGGCTCCGCTAACCTCGTTCGTCTCCAACATGTTTGTGCGTGTTGCCGACTACGCCAAAGACGCTACACTGGGGGACAAAGCTAGCGGTAAGCGCACCCTCACCCCCATTATGGCTACGCTAGGGATGCTGGTGGCTGTGGCTGGTGTGCGGGGATTGCCGGGATATGAGGACTTGGAGAAGGCTTGGTTGGCACTGAACGCCTACCTTGTGGAGAACTTCGGCATCGAGCCGCTGCCTCTTCCTCAAGAGTATATGGCTGACGTACCTGCTGCTCTGGAATATGGCATACCTTCGGCGCTGACAGGTGTGAACCTGTCCGGTACGCTGGGTATGGGTACAGTGCTAGGCAACATTGGCTCTACTGCGGGTCTGGACTACTACACCAACGCAGCTACAGGGCTGTACAAGAGCACTGAAAACGTCTTCACAGAGAAGGATAGTGCGCACGCTCAATATAGTAGGTTGGCGGCTGTCAGTCCTACGGGGCTGCGCGAGATAATTAGAAGTGTGGTGGACGAACGTGATCCGCGCACCCCTGCCAACATCAAGGACAGTCGTGGCAGCTTGGTCTACCGCAGGGATAAGGGGGAACAAACTGCTGCCTTGCTGACAGGGCGTGCACCGCTAGGGGAGGTGGAAGCTAAGCGTGCGAAGAACACGCTGGCTACGCTGGAGAGGGCTGCTAACGAAGCTCAGAAGAGTGCCACTAGCAGGTTGGCTGAAAGCATGATGAAGGGGCAACCCACACCTAAGTTTGTCACCAACGTTCTTAAGAATTACCCTGAGAAGATTGATGCCATATTCGATGGCGCAATAGCGCGCATTGAAGAGAGTGGGCTGACTTCGCAAGAGAAGAAGATGCTGAAGGACTCCACGATGCAGGAGAAGATGCTGGCAATGAGGGCTTATAAGAATGCAGACAAGTACCAAAGGAATAGAACTAATTAAGAAGCACGAGGGTTTGCGCCTGACTGCCTATAAGGATGTGGGTGGGCTGTGGACTATCGGGTATGGGCACTTGCTGAAGCTTCCAATGGAAGACTACTTCATCGACAACCCCATATCTGAAGAGGTGGCTACGACCATATTGAAGAGTGATCTAGCAGCGGCTGAGCGTGCTGTGGAGCTTAACACTGTTGTACCCCTCACACAGAATCAGTTTGACGCTCTTGTAAGCTTTGTCTACAACGTGGGTGGTCGAGCCTACCGGGACAGCACCCTGCTGCGCTACTTGAATGGTGGTAACTACGCGGCAGCTGCCGATCAGTTGCTGAGGTGGGACAAGGTTGGTGGGAAGAGTGTGAAGGGTTTGGCTAACCGCCGTGCTGCGGAAAGGACGTTGTTTCTAACATGAAAACTCTGCTAGTGCTGCTGGCACTGCCTTGCGCAGTTGGGGCCGCAACCATTGAGGTGCCCGATGAAGTTGCCGAACATTGCAACAAGGTTGGTTGCACCATAGTGCCAAACCACATTCTAGAGGCACTGTTGAAACGTTTTGAAAGTTGCCGTCCAGAGGACATCAGATCGTGATTTGGGGAACCATCATACAAGGGGCGCTAGCCCTCATTGACAAGGCTGTTCCAGACAAAGACGAGGCGGCTAAAATCAAGCTGCGCGTCATGGAAATGGAAAACGGGAAGGAGCTTGAGGCGCTGAAAGCTGACACCTTGCTAGCACAAGGGCAGCTAGAGGTCAACAAGGAAGAGGCCAAAAGCACTTCCCTGTTTGTGGCTGGTTGGCGACCTTTCATTGGCTGGGTGTGCGGCTCTGCGCTGGCCTACCAATATTTGCTGCGCCCTCTGCTGCCTTGGTTTGCCGCTATGATGGGCTTCCCTGTGCCGCCCTTGCCGGGGCTGGAGGAGGCGCTCACTGAGCTGGTGTTTGCTATGCTTGGTTTGGGCGGTCTACGGACATTTGAGAGGGTTAAGGGTAAGGCGTGAAAACCCCGTTCAAACGCATTGAAGTGGTGTGGGATGATGCGGAAACTACAGCCCTAGGGTGGGAACACAAGGATGAGGTTACTACACCTCCACGCCTTGCGTGCACCCTAGGGTTTCTAGTGGTTGAGAACGACGACTACCTTGTTATTGCTCACAGTGCGGATGCTGAGGGCAATACTAATGGGCGCATCCAAATACCCAAACGCATGGTCAAGAGTCTCGCAAGTGTTTCGCAGCCTCGCGCACACGCCCCTCGAAAGCCTCCAGCGCTGTTATCACAGCCTTAAGTTTAGTTAGCGCCTCTTCTACCTCCTGCATGGTAGAAGCATCTACGCACAGGTGCACAACATCTCCCCCAAGCTGAAGGGCTGCATCTGCCACAACAAAAGGGGGCGCATCGTCGTTGGGGGCGTATACGGTAGCGTAGGTGGTGAGGTTGTCGGAGCTTTCAGCGTCCAACCATTCCCTGCTACGACTAGCATGTAGTTTGCTCATTTTTTATACTCTCCATATTGTTGCTGCCAAAGCTCTGCTGTGCGCATTGCCAAGGCACGTATCTTTTCAACTTCAAGTAGTTCCCTTCCCAACACCTCACTAGCAGGGCAGAAGCAGCATCCTGCCAACACTGTGTCGTTGTCCCCAACAGCCGTTGCAATGATGGTGGCGTTCCCTCCAGCTATGTGCTGCGTGATGTACATAACCATACGCACATTGTTCAACGGCAACACTGCACAAGGCACTACTGCTGGAGAGGTTGTCTCATACACAGTTGTCCACGCCCCTGCGGGCGGACGCGGAGGGGGCGGGTACAAAGTTTTTGTGTGCGTGTGGAAAGGCCCAATGGCGCTCATATCACCCCATGTCTTAGCTAACCGCGCCGCTTCGCGCTTTTTTTTTCTTCAGCCGTTAGTGCTTCTGTCCACTGCTGGGCCACCGCAACTCCTAGCGTGTTTACATCTTCCACGGTGTAATCTCCATAGTTGGTGCTGGGTGTAGGAGTCGAACCCACGACATCCGGTTTACAAAACCGGCGCTCTACCTACTGAGCTAACCCAGCTTAAATCTCGCAGCTACCCCCGACACAGGCCAACTCTTGACTGGCAGTGGTGCTGTCGTCGCCCTCTAGCAGTGTTTCCCACGGCAATGAAGCAGGTAGAGTAGCTGCCAACGCTTCATACTCTTCCTTGGTGCACTCTTCAAACGGCGCTTGCTTGTACGTGTGTTCACTATAGGGCAGGAAGGACACCCCCGAAACATCATCAAAGTTTCGGTAAACCCACGCTCCAACGTCCATCCACTCACCCTCTTTCACTGAAACAGTCACAGAGGGCTTGTGCTCACACCAAGCATCCTGCACCATCTTCCAATAGTCGAGGTGGTCAATGGCCCCCACCTCTGACCGCAGCACAGCACCTTCAGGGGCCTTCACAGGGAAGGTGAACACTATTTGGCTGTCGCCAAAGTTTACGTCAGGGGCGCTGGGCACTCCGTGCGCTCTTAAGAATTCGCACACAGGGTCTTTAGCGTCCATGCGGATGTTCCTCTTGTAGTAGGCAGCGTAGCGAGGATGAATACCACTGGCGCTGTCAACAAGCTGGCTCACTGTACCAGAGGGCTTAACGCACGTTATGGCAGCGCTAGGGTTGATGGACAACTTAGCTGCCCACTCTTTGTTCACCTCCACCACTCCTTGCCGCAGCTCTGCCAGAGTGCGCTCAGCGTCGGGGCCAGTCAGCAAGGCGCAGTCATACATACCTGTCAGCGACACCCCTAGCAGCCGCTCTTCCTCACAGTTGTGCCGCCACTCGTCGGAGAGAAATGAGAACGAGGTGAGGCTAGCTTGTATAGTCCCAAGAATAGTTGCTGCTTTGAGCTTGTCTCGCAAACTAGCAACGTTGTCCCCTTCTCTACAGACGACTTCAGTAAGGTTACAAAATTGTTTGTTTCGGAGGATAATTTCACTGCACGGGTTACAGCCGTAGTCAAGATCAGCTGGTCTACGGGAGTAGCGGGCAGCTTGCCTTCCAGCAGCCACTCTATTGAAGATTCCACGCTCTCCTGACTTAGACTTGATAAGAGACAACCATTCTTCACAAAAAGTCTCCACATCCGGTTTTTCTGTGTAGGCCACGCTGTTGTTTGCGAGGGCGCGTTGTTTGTTTTCTTCCCACCATGCGCCTACTTTGGCCTCACGCATCCGGCGATCAGTAAGATTAGAGAGAGAAATAAGAGCAGAACGTCTAACGCCCCCAACTACAACCACCTCACCAATGGTGCACATGATGTCGTGGACTTCAAGCGACGACAAACGACGCCCAGCCGAATGTTGGAATTTGGAAATAGTGTAGTCAAAGAGGTTCTTAAGAGGTCGTGGCCCACTGGCCCTGCCGCCGAACGTTTTGAGGCGCGCTCCCGCTGGGCGCACTTTGGAGTAATCAACACTGGGGATGTCTCCTTCGTAAAGGCTGTTGACAAGCTTGTTGTAGGCTTTGGCCCACCCGAGCTTGCTGTCAGCTACAACAATGATGTCACCACTACTCTTCAACTCACTCGGCACGATGGGAAGGTTGTTCACATATTGCCGCTCGCACGAAAACCCTACACCCGTACCGTTCATCAAGATGTACAGGGCCTCTGCAAAGTCCCTCTTGTTCTGCACAGCTAGGTAGGCACAATTGTACCCTGCAATGTTGTCCCTGTCAAGGGCAGGGCCTGCCGTCATAAGGGCGCGCATGGAGGGCATCACATCGAGGTTGAGGATGGCTGTCTCCAACAACTTATGCTCTTCGGTTGTGAGGGTGTAGCCGTGCTTAGCAGCCTGAGCAGTCATGGCTGTCATGTAGCGAGCCACCGTCTCTTCCCAATGCTCACGCCGTCCAAGCTCAGGTAGCCACTTGGCATATCTAGTTTTAAACACTACAGATTGCAGGAGATTCAAAGCGTATCCTTTATGTCGTCAATTATGTCTTGCTGTACATCTGGAGGTAGGTTGTCCCAAATACCTGCAAACCCGTCCAACCGCACCAACTCCACAAAGTCGGCAACAGTGTGGTGGAAAAACTGCTCACGCCTGTCGTCCATTAGATGTTCGCAATGTAGAAGTGCATCTTTAGAGCTTCAATGGCCCCTAAAAGTTCCATAGTGCGGTTCTCGCCACCTTGCCACATGCGTAGAGTGCCATCCTCTTCAATGGTCACTGCGACAACGGCAGTGATGTCTCCAGCGCTCACAGCAGCTGCCAGTTTGTTAGCCGCTTCAACGGCTGCGCCGTGCTGCTCTTTCTTAACCTGCTCAGCAGCAGGGACTAAGTTAATCACTTTGTTTTCCACTACGTTCCTTTCGCTCAACGCCACTCTTCACTTTGTGGCAAGGCTTGCACAGCACCTGTAAATTACCCTCTTCACAGAACAGCCGCTCTATGTAGGAGTCCCAGCTATCAAACCCAGCTGGCGGCACCACAGGGAGTATGTGATCTACCTGCACACCACTCGACGGGAATTTCTTTTGACACTTTGCGCACTTGTAGTGCTTAGCGTCACGCTTAGTTTTCTTATTCTTAAGAACGCCTACATAAGCTGCTGCAAGAGCCTTGTACTTCGGAGGCCACCTACGGAAGCCACTGCGTAGCACGCTGGTTACAAAGGCTCTGTAGCGCCCTTCTGTCCACCCGCCGCCGTTCCTCACAGGAGGGCTGGTTGCCACTGACGGAAGTTGTGCCTGCGGGCCACCAACTGTATGAAGTCTGCAATCTCTATCTGCGCCTGCTTAGTGCGCAGCTCACCCCCAGTGATGGTAGTAGCTGTGCCGTCAACATGCGCATGGTAGGCATAAGCTACGCTGCCTTTAGTGGCGTCCATAATCCACACTACGCAGTAGTAGTCGTCGTGTGCTAAGCTTCCGTTCACTTCAACCCTGAAGCGTGCGCCGTCAGCACACTCCACAGTCCCTACCACAGTATCACCTATCATCTTCTAGCTCCACGATGTCACGCACGCTCTCAACACCTTCGTCGTCAAACACGCCAAACTTCACAGCGTTGTTTTCAAGGTGCTCAGGGAAAGCCTCTAGCAAATCTTCCACTGTAAGCTCCAGCAAGACAACCAGCTCTTCTACGTCAAGTTGACTGTTCTCAACAGCGCTTTTGACCTTCTCCAGAGCGCTAGCCATAAGTTTTGCGCAAGTTGGAAAGGGACAGCGTGTTGAAGTCAAACCTATTGCGATGGTAGATGTTCAACAGCACGATGCCGCGCCAATAGTCAGTCTTACTACCTTTAGCGTAGTCGTCTACGTGCTCAAAGAAACAACCAACCGCAAGGGCTTGGTTAAGGTGGGGGGCGTTTTGTCTGTGCTCAGCGCAATGGTCAAGAGTGTGAGTGTGACCGAACACAACACTATTGTGATAAAGAGATAGAGCTTTCTTGCAGACATTAGGATTCCCAATAGGCTTCCCAACAGCATTGATAGGAATGTGAGTAAAACTAACGCCATTAATGTCATAGTTGTCCTTGTACTCCACTCCAATGATGCGGCGTCCCTTGAAGTCCAAATCCTTCTCTATGGAGTTCATGCCTGCAAATGAGGGGTCTACGTCAAAGTAGCGATCCAGCCTATTCTCGTGGTTGCCCTTAATGTACACCAAACTCTTGCAATGGGGCTGGAAGAGGTCTAGCGCCTTGTTGCCAGCTGACAACTCTTTGTGGTAGCGCTTACCTTCCATCTTCATGCGCTTGTTCTGATCCCACGCAGACAAGCAATTCATTGACATAAAATCCCCAATGGACACCACTACATCGTGCGGTGTCTCTTTGAGGTAGTTGCCGAGGGCCTTGAAGCGGCCCAGCGGCTGATCTTCGTCAACGTGGCTATCACCAACGACCACAACACGGACAGGACGTTCAGCTCTCGTCATACACTGCCAGTGTGCTTGTAGTCAGCGTAGCTGCCACCTTAGCCATCGCGTGCGCCTCAAGGCGCAGCTGGCGGGCAACATCGCGGCGCTTAGCTTTCGAATCTTTAAGCCTTGGGTCGCGGGCGGCAATCTCCAGCTCAAGGGCAGCTGTCAAGATGTAGTTGTAGAAAAGGTTGTAGGCTTCTTTCTCTTTACGCGAAAACGCTTGCCACTCACCTTTGGGACACTTAAACATGTTTCTCATATTGAAAGCTCCGGTACTTTAGGCTCTTTGACTACATGCGCCAGCCATTTCACTCCTGTAGAGTAGTTGAAAGCTCGCAACTCTGGCCCCCAGCACTCTTTCTTGTAATCGCAATAGGAACATTCAGTGCAGAGTGCCAAGTTGCCAGCTGTGCCTTCAGGCACTGTGTCTAGGCGGTGCATGCCATCTACATGGTCAGCTGTCACAACTTCAATGGCCGTTTCAACCAATGCGCTAACATCTGCTGTGTTGCGCTCAGGGACGTAGGCGATGTGCCCCAACGTCTTGTCAGCCACCAACCAACCCTTGCCATCAGCGTCAGGGCCGTATTTGTGGTAGAAAGACAGCTGGGCTAGGTAGCCAAACTTTGCACCACCTTTCCCAGCCTGAAAGTCTTTCATACCCCACTGTGTAGTGCTCTTTACGTCTACCAGCGTACCGTCGATGATAGCGTCGAGCTTACCACGCACACTCCACCCATTGCCGGGTTCATAGAGGACAGGGGCTTGCTCGTGCGTCACCTCGTGTCCCGCAGCCTTAGCTAGCGTAAGCACCACACTCTCCACAACATCACCATAGGTGAATTTCATCACAGTGTGCGCAGGGAGGGTTGCAGCCACAAGAGGATAGTTGTACTTGTACCAAAGCTTGCGTTGGCACGTAGCCGCTACACCCACCTCGCTGGCGTACAGCACCTTGTCAGGACGTTCTTTGGGAGAGCTGTTGCGGGTCAGCTGCCGATTGAAGGACATTGCAACGTTAGTGCCAAGCTCAGAAAGCAACCCCGGAGAAAGGGTAGCCTTCTGCTCTTCAAGCAGTGAGTTGATGTCCTTCTCCAGAGTTGCTATAGTGGGCATTACGACACTTTCTTGATGTTGTAGCCAAGCGTAGTGAACGCGGTCGGGCCTTTGCTTACACCATCCCACGCAGCGGCAGTGTTAGCACCTTTCTTGGCATTATATTGCGCAGGGGTTAGCATCTTACGGATGTGGCGGCGCACAAACTGGCGAGCCTGCTCGTAGGTTGCAAAAGTAGTGTCCACCAGCTTTTTACCGCGTTTCATAACCACATATTGAGTTTTCATGCTTTTCCTTTAGAGAGTAACTGCATTACGAGTGGCGATGGAAGAGGCCATCGCAGCCTTGATGCCCGATACGTCAGGAAGTGTGACACGGAACACAAACGAGAGTTTAGTGTCTGCCCCTTGTGAGAGCATGTCCTCTTTCACCTGTGCTTCGGTGTTGCCCATGTAGATGTCAGCTTCTGCATCCTCGCCATCTTCAATGAAGTAGGCGATGCCGAGCCACACTTCGTTGTTCAACGCTTCCATACCCGAGATAAAGGTTTTCATTACGCACCTCCCTCAATTTTGCCTTCACTGACAAGGCGCTCGTAGTCACCAGCGCTGTAGCTTTCGTACATGCGCGCCACTTCAATTGCCATTTCAGCAAACTTCTTGCTATCGCTAAGCGGATCACCGGGTTCACCGCGGCCTGGGAAAAACGTTTCAACAGTCCTGACGGCGTGCGCCAGAGCGTTCTGCCGGATGATGGAACGATCACCATGCAGCGCAGGGATGGGGAACACGCGGCCACCAGACGCGACAGGACGAGGGCTAGCGGCAGCGGGGGCAGCTGAACCACCAGCCACAATGGTCAGGGAGCCTTTCTTGACTTTAGGGCCGTAGGCCGTGCTGTCAAAGAGAAAGTCAACCTCCATACCTTTGGTCAAGCCCGGATCGTCAAAACCAAAGCTGTACCAAACGCCATCATTCATCTTAGCTGAAAAGGTAGGAACACTCTTACCCCTAGCTGTAACCATCTTAGTGGACGTTGCTTCTACAATGTAGCTCAAACTACCTCCTTTTGTTCGCCCCAATTGGGGCCATACGACACACCTACTCTATACTTACATTTAACATCTATATGCAAGTCTTCTTTCAATATTGAAGGAATATCAGCTTCTAGTTGTTTGATAGTAGTAACTAGATCATCCAAACAATCTTTTCTCACATCTATAACTATGCTGTCATGTACAGTGTTCACTAGGACAGCACCTTTACGCAAAAGTTCATTCGCCCGCAACCGCTTGAACAAGCGGGCAATTACGGCGGGCACCACGTCCCCAGTTGCAAACGACTGAATCGGGTAATTGCGTACCTCGGTCGGGCTGAAAGACGGCTTGCCGTCATAACCTATGTACTCGTTGTAAGTGAGAATGCGTCCCGTTATCGCTTGCACTTGAGAGATGCCCAGCGGCTTGGTTGTAACAGCGTCTCGGCGCTCAGACGGCACCCTAGCCTTCTTGACCGCTGCGGCGTGCGCTGCCCAGTAGACCTCGGTCTGCGGATAGCGCTTGCGCCACACGTTGATGAACTTAACTGCGGCGGCTTTGCCCAGCCCTGTCAACTCGCTGATGCGCTTGGCGCTGGCACCATACAGCATTGCGAACACAGCCCGCTTAACCTGCCTGCGCTCTTCTTTAGTTGGAAGCCTCCCATAAAGTTCTTTGTACAGCTCAGTGTGTATGTCTACTTCGTGGTCAACGTCGTACATTAGCTGCTTGTCGCCGGAAAGCTCTGCCAACCCTACAATTTCAAGCTGCTTGAAGTCTAGCTCCAAAATGTAGCCATCTACGCCGAACCTGCTGACAAAAGCATGCTTCACGCCGACTTCTCCCTCGACTGCGGCAGTCTGGTTTTGCAGATTTGGGTCGCTGCTGCTGTAGCGTCCAGTCTTTGTGGCTGTGGCGTTAATTGTATGGTGCAGCATCCCGTTAGGGTAGGTGAGGGCAGCGATCTTGCTGTAGTAGGTGGTCGCCTGCTTGTGCACCTTGCGGTACTCCATGACTATGGCCGCCGTGGTTCCGGCGTCGCCGCCGCGAGCCACAATGCTCTCAAGCACATCGTCAGCTGTAGAGTAGCCCTTCTGCGTGCTAGAAGCTCCAACCTCTTTAGGGTCGATGAGGGCGGGCACCGCGTGGGGTACATGCACAACGCGCAGTTTAGGCTCACCAGCGCGAGCGCCTGTCTTGTAACTGCCGAGAGCAGTAGCTACTCTGCTCGTAAGCTCACCCCCAAAAAAGAATGTGCTCAGCTGCTGTGGAGATTGTATGTCCACCTCGCAGTCAACTCCGCGCGCAGCTAGCGATGGTGCTGCCCAACTCGCAAATGCTTTCTTAATAACAGCCAAACGCTCTTCAGCCGCACGCTGTAGCGTCAGCAGCGTCTTGAGGTCAACAGCCATGCCGTTGAACATCATGTGCGTGCAGGCCATTTGTGCGTCGTTCAGCGTCATAATGAGGTGCAAGCACCCCTTAGCGTGCGCCTCTTCAATCTGCTGGAGGAATATGGCTCTGGTGTTGTTTACGTCCTGCTTGCAATAGGGTTCCAAAACGTGTAGGGGGATGTCAGTGGTATCCACACCAGCTGCCCAAGCGTCTGTAATGGTGCTGTCCTTGACAGGGAGGCCATACTTGGCACTCAGGGCGTCTAGGGACGGGAACGTGCTTTGCTGCCCACTGAGGACATACTCTGCAAGGGCGGTGTCCCATGTGTTAAACTTGCTAATGTCTACACCCATGCGGAGCAGCCATTGAGCATCAAACGGCAAGTTGTGCCCCACCACAACGCGGAGAGACGGGTGCTCAAACAGCGCTTGCCACGCGCCGCTGGCTGCGGGATACGTAGCTACGCCAGCGCCAGTTCCTACTCCCACCAGCACACACTCGTTAGCAGGGTAGTGAGGACTAGCCTTGTTGTTGCCGTAGTCCTTGTTCCTTATTGTAGTTTCAAGGTCTACGACAAGGTAATCAAAGGGCTGCATGAGTAGCGTCCACGTCAGCAACTACATCCTTAACCGCTTCCCCTAGATTCGCCACCCTGAATACGCGGACACCGCTAGCTAATAGTACGCGATACATGGCGTGCCATTGGGCGGCTGTCTTAGGCTTTGCAGGCTCGAAAAACCCTCCACGCAACTCCCAGCGCGGCTTGGGGCTTGCGGGGCCTACTAGCGACAACAGGTGCATCTTGGTGTAGAGGTTGTTGCTCCACACTGCCATGAACACAACGTCGCCGTAACCTGGGAATCTGAAAACAAATGTGTCGCCATGCCTAGCGGGGAATGTGTGTTTACGCGCCATTATTTACCTTTCATGTGTGAGACGTAGCGGCCTAGTTCAGCCTTGATGGTTGTTTCAAAGTAGCCGTGTCTGTATTCCTCTTTGCTGGAAGGCCCACCCGCCAACTTGTTCTTAGGAACGTGGATGAAGCGATAGTGACGCTTAGCTGGATCACCACTCTTGCCAATTGTGATGATGGCGTCAGCCTCACCAGCCTTGTCGGTTTTGCTGCCGCGCAGCTGATTCATCGTGATGTATTCTTGACCTTCACCAGAGGCGTCAATTTGGCTCACAGCAATGACAACGCCGTAGGTTTTTGCCAGTTCTCTGCCCCATGCGTACAGCCTGCCAATGCGCAAGTCTTCCCTATCCTCTTTGTGGAAACCGCTAACCTTGTCAAGCTGGTCAATGATGATAACAGAAGGTTTAAGTTTTTTGAACAGTGCCGAAAGCTTAGGTACGCTGTTGTACCCTGCGTCGTCAGCAAGCACCAATATTTTGTCGCCAACCTCGTCGTTGTAGCGTTTGCTGTAGGCAGCTTCGTTCTTGTCCAACTCTTCGGTAGTCACCCCAAAGTAGCTCTGCACAATGCGGAATTGCACCTTGCGGGAAGCCTCTTCGTTGTTCACCCAAACAATCGGGCCAGCCTCTTTAGGAAGCTGCTGCGAGAAGTGTCCCACAATTTGCGCAGTGAGTGTGGTTTTACCCGTCTCAGGACGCGCTGCCACAATGATGAAGTCGCCCTTACGGGCGGGGCCTAGCGCCACGTTAAGCTCTTCCAGAGGCCAGTTGAGGCCCCCGGCACGCACAGCCGCAAGGACGCTGGAAATATCGCGTGGCACAAAGATGGCATCTTCGTCGATGCTCTTGCCTAGCTCTACGTTGCACTGCTCCATGAGGTTGTTGATCTTGTCCAGTGCGGCGTCCCCACCTGTCACCAACGTAGTACTTGCTTTGATGGCTTCTTCAGTGACGCGCGCCAGATAGTCCAGCTTGACGTAGTGCTGGTAGAGTGCAGCGTACATATCTTCGTACTCTTCGGGCTTTTTGCCGACTAGTGCTGCACTTTCGGTCGCGCACTTCGCCAATATTGCTCTTATAATGGTAGCTTTGTCGCCAGACACCTTACCTTTGTGCATGAAATAGAAGGTGGTAAACTCGTCCCAGTCTATTACATCTTTGCTCGGGAAACTCTTGTAATAGTTCTCCAAACTCTTGTAGATGTCCCAGCAATCTTTGGACAGCGCGTGCTCTTTGACAAGGTGCTGGAAACGCAGCCACACCTCCCTCTTACCAAACAATGAGAGCAGCGTTGTATCATTCATAGGGTTTAAATTTATTCGACACAGATACACTCCTAAGTTCTGTAGGGGATAGCTCTTTAGGGCTGGGGAGTGTGGTGGGAGAAACATACACGTTCTGCGCCACTTGTGCCGCAGCCTTAGCCACCTTCACTTTTGCGCTATTCCCTGCAACGTCACCATCAAGCCAGATAACTATATCTTTCCCAGCAAGCTTTGCCAGCAGTACGTCAGGCAAATTAGTGCCCAGCAACGCAACCACAGCTATTTGCTGTGTAAAGTAGGGCGCGCTCACATCGCGGTCAAATCTGTAAGCTGAAATGATGTCCTCAGTGAGCACTACAGTGTGGGCTTCCTCCAGAGCACCATAGCAAGCCCAAGAAACATCATCGGCGGCTTGCAGCGTAATGTATTTGGGGGAGCCTGCTGCGCCAAAGCTGCGCTGTTGTAGCGAAGAGCTACCGTAGCGGAATAGCAGGTTCCCCGTTGAACTGCAACGCACAGGGATGCGTGGGAAATCCACTTCGTCAAGGTGCCACTTCTGTAGCCACAGCTTAGGCAGCACTTGTATGGTGGTGCTGGAGGCGTCCCACCTGTCCAACAAGTATGTTGTGCCGGACATGGGGCCAAGGGTGGAGGGAGCCTTTCTACCCTCATCCAGCAGGGAATAGATGTCCTCAACAACACCTTTGCTGGCAGCTACGCCGCTCTCGCCGCAGTTGTGGCAGTAGCCAATCCACTTACCATAGGTGTCAACAGCTTTTAGATAGAGGCGTTGGCGCGTGTCCGTACCAGCGGCGCAATGTGTGTGATTGACAGCTACTTGCTTGTCAAGTTCCCACACCAAACCTTCAACGTGCTTTCTCAGATCAAGCATGTTTAAAAAGCCCTGCTTTTTGCATAGCGACTGTAATTTCAATGCCATGATTAGGCGTAACTTTAATGGGGAGCATGTCTTTACCTTCGTCAGTTGCATTGTGGGCGTAGGTTTTTTGTACCACATCACCTACTTGATACCAGTTGGTAGCCCACCAGCAAGCGTACAGTTGTATCAGAAACTCTTTTGACACTACAAGGCCAACGTGAGTGTCGCTAACGCCAATACATTTTATAGCAGACATCCAAGCACCTCCAAAGTATTTGCCACTCAGTTAGGCAAATCATTCTGCATAGTTCAGCTATTTCGTACATTCAACCTCCTCTAGCATCTCGCAATACGCTTCCCGCAGCCCGCTGCAAAAATTGCTGTCCGGGTCGTTGTGTACGTAAGTTGAGCCTTCAGCTACGAAATTCACAAGATTAGCTCGCGCGTGGGCGCGGGTAGCGGGGGTAGTCGTCACCAACAACCCTGTCAAAGTTGCAAGCTCGTCCAGATTGAGGATGAGGCCCACTGTGTTGCTGTCACCTCTTACGATATTCATGCATTACCTCCGAAACTACAGATGTTATAGTGTGCTCGTCACCCGTCGTCCGCAGCATGTTGGCTTCCCAAACAGCAGTTTCGTCTGCCTCACGAAGAAAACCATATTCGCACAGTGTGTCTGCAAACGCAGCGGAGAACACACCCTTGTGCTGAATTGCGTTCCAGCACACAAATAAGTGCAGCAACTCGTTCCGCGTAAGGACAACGCCGACATGCTCACCGTCAGTGGCAATTAGTTTCATGTGTTCTTAAGAATTCCCGCTTTCTCTGCGGCTTCGATGGCGGCGTTCAGTTCGGCAATGCGCCGTTCGTACTCCTTCCACTCAGCCTGACCTTTCGGGTTTGCATCTACCGCGTCCCCGGCCTTCTTGTCAGCCTGAGCCGCCTTCACCACATCCATCAGCTTCTTGTAGCGGGCTGTGGTTAGGAGGGTGCAGGGGGTGACGAAGTTCGGAGGAACCGGATTTTCAAACGCATCAGGGGCCAGTTTTCTTTCGTCAATCTCGCCGTAGCACTTCACCGGCTTCACGCTTGCGAGGTTCTTAGCCATCAATCCTCCGCCGGCTCATAGGTCGCGGCGAAAATGTCGGGCTTGCAGGGGTATCGCTCGCCCTTCACTCCCGTGATGATCCAGTCCCCGGGGCAGACGCGGTGCCCTTGCTCCAGCGTGTCGATCCAGCCGTGAACGTGATGCGGATTCCCGCACTGCTCACAGCGGGAATCGCCCGGTATTTCGGGGCGCCGGTAGTAGCGCACCACGCTTCCCTCGCGCGGTTCGGTCGGCGTTTCGCCCGTGTCCTCGAATGGGCGCATCACATCGTCCTCGGGGTGATCGCCGTTCTTGAACCACTGATGCGCCGCGATTACGACCGGCTTCTTTCTGAATTTAGCCATTGCCTTCCTCTTATAGAGTGCCGACGACGCGGCGCATGGAAACTCGTTCTAGGCGGACGCCGATGTACGTCAGAAGCTCGGCGTCGGTCAGGGGTGTGGGCATGGCGCACTCCCTATCCAAGCAATGCCAAAGTAGGTGGTTAGCGCCACATCCAAAGCGGGCCTATGCCAGCCGCCCACACCGGCGACTGCGCGAATCGTGGAGTCAATCGCCATCCAAAAGAACAGTCCGCAGAGAAACGCGCTCACACTCCCTCCCCGTTGGTAGGCGCAGCAGGGGCGGCGTAGAGGGGCACGTTAAAGCACGCCACGGAGGACAGCATCGCGCCCCCATCTTTAAGCGCAGCGTTTTTGGTGTGCGACGGGATGCATCGCTCCCCGTCCGGAGTAGCCCACGCCACCGGCTCTCCCACCGTCTCGGGGAGGGATAGGGCGGATTGCAACAACAGCCATTCGCTACGGGATATGCGGGCGCTGTCGATCTGAATTTTGTTTCCAGACACGAAACGCAGCGCGATTTCGTCCAGCGCCTCACGCAGCGCCTTCTCGGTCGTCATGGCTTCTCTCCTGCGCGGTCAGCGCGCATTGACAGCATGGCATCGTGGAACGCTCTCATGGCTCCCCACGGCGTGTCACCGAAACCAGAGATGCCAACTTGCAGGTCGTCGCCGTAAAGTACGCACCACTTATCGCCATCAATGTACGGAACCAGCTTCAGGATCACCGCAAGGTTCTCGCGGTAGCAGGCGGCATTCGCTTGAATGTTCAGGATTTCGTTTATCCTGCCGTGCATGTAGCTAGGAATTTCCATTACTTCTCTCCTTTACGGGCGGCATCCTGTTCGAAACGCAGAAAATGCCAATCATCGTCGTTATCTACGCGACCCTCGTTGCGAAGCACACTCTCAATCCTGTTCGTAGGAACGCCGTGTTTGCTTAGCTGTTCTGCCGTGGGCTTACTCATGAATACAGCCACGAAATACTCCCCCTCTTGGTCGTAGGCGTTAACTTCACGGGTTAGTACCCATACGCCTTTAGCGGCCTCCCGATACCGCTCCCCATCCCTCGCAAGTTCCAGCAGCGCGGGGAAGGCGTTGTGCAGGGCGGCGATTAGGGCGTGATTGGAGATCGACTTTTGGCCAAGTTCGTATAGCGGGCCAAGTTTTTCGTGGCGTCCTTTTGCAATCATTGGGGATTCCAGCACGCACACTTGATTGTCAAGCGGGCCTCCGAGGATATGGCGCGGGTACACACTACCGTCCTCTAAAGTCTCGCTTTCAACAACGCGCCACTCCCCCGGCGTCGCCTCCCGATACAGCCGTTCCAGTTCGTCCAGATTAATCATCTTTGCATGTCCTTGAGTTGACAATGGAGGTGCAAATCATATTCAAGCTGCACGGCTCCATGTGTAGCACACTTAGTCACCACCGTAGCCCAATGCACAGCAGTCTCACGCATCTGATAGTAGTGCACGCTTTGCCACAGTAGTCCTAAGACAAGGATGAGCGGCATAAGTTTACTTAGCATCTTCCAGCTTATCCAGCAAGCGCTGGAAGAACGCATCCGTATACTCTTCACGGTAGCGCTTGGTGTGGTGCTTCAAGACGGAACAGATGCTGTCCTTGTCAAACAACGAGTGTTTGACACGGGGGCAAGACAACCTGCCAGTGGCGATGAGGCGTCCGACCTTCTTGTTGTAGCCGTCGCTGGTTGAGCAGCGGGCGTGGCCCAGCACGTAACCCCCAGCACGCTTCTCCACTGCAATGGTCGCGCCACCGTTGTTCTTAAGAATGTTGCCTTTGTGCTGACGGAAGTGCAAGATGGCGCGCTTCATTTGAGCCTCGCAACAAACGTTGCCATGACAGCCTTGATGTCAGCCTTCTCGTCGGCAAGGATGAGGGTGTCGAGAAACTCAGTTTTGAGTTCGCGGACGTAGAGGTGAGAGTCGTCCTCCTGATTAAAGCGCGTGTCATAACTTGCAAGGCGCTCTGCGCAGTACTCCAATTTGGTAACGTTAAGGTACTTGCGATCCTTCGCCAGCAGCTTGGTGTAGTGCTTGACACCTTCTTGCCGCTTTTTCTTGCACAGCGCTTCTTTGGCGTTGATGGCGGGGGCGCAAGCCGCTTCAAACATACGCCCTGCGGCGTCCAGTTGATCCCTATTTAGTTTCATTTCGCTTCTCCGTAAAATAGTCGTGCACTGCAAATACAACAATGCCTATGGGTATTAACCACAGGACACTTAGTTGTAACCAATCAAACACTGCCGTTATCAGTATCACACATATAATTAGTACGATAAACTGAAGCGCGTTCTTAAGAATACACTTACCAAATCTAACAAAGTTCAACAGGAGCCTCCTAAATAACTGCGCAGGGTTGGACTCGAACCAACGACCAAGGGTTTATAAGTCCCCTGCTCTAACCGACTGAGCTACCTGCGCCACAAACAATTGGGACGGCTGGGATTCAGACCAGCATACACTCGAGGTACTTGAGTGCTGCGCGGCGTGCTGCACCGACTGACTCGTTCGCTGCCTTAGTGTGCATTACGTTATGCTACGTCCCAAACCTTATTAGCGTCCGAACACCTTAGTGAAGATGTCCATTGCCAATTTCTTATCGCTGGAAGAAAGCTTGTTCCAGAACGCAATGGTGAGTGCAGCCTTGTTGTCCGCCATGCGAACCATCTTGCGCCCCCAGTTGATGAGGGTGCGGGGCGACATGGTGAGTGCCATGTTCCCTTGACGGTTGGCAGCGCGCACCAAATCCGCATACTGCAACATCTTGCGAATCTGCCCGTCAGGGAGGCCATTCACCGTGCTCTTAAGAACGCGAGTCTCGTGCTCCTTGCTGAGATAGTCCAGCACCACGGTAGTCTGGAAGCGGTCGATGGTAGCCGTATTCTGCACAGCCACACCAGCGAAGCTGCCATTCTCGTCACCCTGTCCAACAGTGTTGCCAGCGTAAACGAGGCGTGTGTGCTTGTGCGGGCGAATCATCTTATCTTCCGACGAACCGGGCTTCTCTTTGAGGAACAGGAAGCCGCGATCCTCCAGCAAGCACTGCATAGACATGCCGATTTCAGGGGGCATGAGTTCCCATTCGTCGATGAGGATCACAGCGCCGTGCGCAGTGCCTTCCGTAACAGCGCCATCTTTCCAGATGGTAGCACCATCTTCGACGACGATTTGACCGAAGAGCGCCGACGATTCAATGTCACCGTTCATGTTGATGCGAATGAACGGACGGTGAGTAAGGGCGCACAAGTGCTTGATGAGGGAGCTTTTGCCTGATCCCGTAGGGCCAGTGATGAGGGACTTCTCGCCATTCTCCCACGCCTCTAGAATGATAGCCGCCTCATTCTCTTGCACCACATACTCAGGGTCAACCTCGGGAACGAAAGCACGCACCGCAGGGTGCCAGTCAGACGGCTTGAACACAGTGACCGCAAAATCCCTGATAGTAGTGGATTTGCTGCCCAGCACATCGAGGATGCTCTTCTGTCCCGCCTTAATGACCACAGGGGCCAGCTTGATGGGTTCTTCTTTAGGTGCGGCTTCAGCTGGAGCAGCTTCCCCACGGTTGGCCTTAAGCTGTCGCTCAATGTCCTCCGCAACCTTCTTTGCGATTTCGTCGCTAGTCATACACACTTCTCCTGTTAAACGAGCTTGCGCTCAATGATGGAAAGCAAAGCACTTTCAAGTTCAGTTGCACTGTGAATTACACGATGGTTCTTATACAAACGTTCTACGTTGTTGTCAAGTATGCCGATAGCGTAAATGTCCACGCTGCGATCACGCTCAAGTTGACGTATCAGCTGTGCGGTATAGTCGTCAACATCCCCCGCCTTGCTGGAAGCTGGCGAACCATCGGACAGCACCAGCAATATTTTACGCTTTTCTTTGCGCTGCTTCAACAAAGTGTAGCCGTACAAGATAGAGTCACCATCGCAGTTTTGCGACATATACTTTGCAGAGTGCAACATGCGTTTCTTGAGCTTTTCATTGCTGAGCGTGCTATCTTCAAAGCGCCGCCAGATGAACATGGCATTGCGGCGTTCGTGCTCAGTAAAGCCAAGCATTGCAACAGGTATGTGCAAAGCATTGCCAATGGCTTGATTAAGCTGCAAGAATGCGCTGATTTGGTGCTCCATCTTGGAGCCACTCATGCTACCCGATATGTCACCGAGCACCATAACTGCACTATCGAGCGTCTCAGACACAATGGGCTTCTTGAACACACGCTCGTTAAACCCCGCAGCATTCTTAAGAACGACACGGTAGGCTGCGCCAGCGTGCAGTCGGCCCTTCTTGGTGCCATATTGCATCCGGTCGCGCGCCCTGATCTGTACGAGCCGCCGCACCTTGTTGGCGAAGCCGTCAGTTTCAGTAGGAATGTCAGTGTAACCCGCGCGCCCGTTGTCAGGTGTAGCACTGATTCTTGCGTAGTTGCTCTGCCCTGTAGGGTAGTTGATGATGATGGTTTGTTGCAAAGGGGTAGGGGCATAGCTGCCAGCGCCAGTGGCCCTGTCGCGCTCGTAGTGTATGTGGAGGTCTGCGCCTTTCACAGAGGCTTCGATGAATTCCTCGTGGCTGTCCTCAGTGAAGAATTTGTAAACAGCCTGAGCTTGCTCAGTGCGCAACTCCCCTCCACCTTTGCCAAGCTCACCGAACAGTGCTTTGCCGTCCTCTTCACCGTCCCCCTCACCCTTCCCTTTCCCCTTACCCTTGCTTTCCTTGTCTCCAGCGCCGCCAGCGGCAGCTTTAGCCTCCGCTGCCTTCTTCGCCTTCTGTTCCTCTTCGTCAGGGTCGATGCCGTACACCTCGTCAATGATGCGCCTAGCGAGGTGGTAGGCCCCCAACGTGCGCTTGGTGGTGTGGTCGGCACGCAGCTTGCGCACCTCGGCAGCGTAGTTTCCACTACGCAACTTGCGTACATATTCCTTACCCTCGTCGTCAAGGTGCTTTTCAAGCGCACCAACAACACCCGAGAGGGAGGGATATATGTCCGAGCGCCCTTCTACGCTGAACACAAGGTTTGACACCATCTTCTGCGCTTCGCTGTTGAGCGGCTTGCCGTCATTCTTAAGAACAGCGGCGTCAAGGTTGGCAGCAATGCTTTCCACAAGGCGGGTAACATGGTCATTGCGCACCATGCGGTCGCCTGCAAACTGCGAGGCATTGATGGCGTCCACACCATCGTCCTCAACGGCATTGAGCACAGCCCCCAAGAATGACGTATCAGGGGACAACTGCTTCTCTTTGAGCAGCGTGAAGTCGCTATGCAGCACATGAGTGGCTTCGTGCGCCACAAGGCTAATCATCGCGTCAGCTTGCTCTTGCGTTGTACTGCCGTTGATTTTGGGAAGCCACACAGTTTTACCGTCAGTGGCCGCAACGCCCTCGTCGTTCCACACAACCTTAAGGTCAGCCCTATCTGCCGTAACCTTAATGTATTTTTCAACCTCGTATTGGTTTGTGAGCATTATTGTACCGTAGTATGGTCTGGATGCTGTGCGTCAGGGAACATCGCGCTGCGCAGCTTTACATACTCACTGCACAGCGTAATGTCTGCGTTTACTTCCTCAGCTTTCTGCAAAGCCTCAAACAACGCTCTGCTATGCTGCGCAAGGCGCAGGCTCAGATTTTCCATCGCGTAGGCTGGAATGTCAAGCTCCACCTTGTTGGTGCCGATGCTGCCCTCCCATTTGAGCGCCGTAGCGCCATTCTTAAGAACGTGGCGGCAGACAACTTCCGCCAGAATGAGGAACGTAATCGGGTCAGCAAGGATAGTAGTCCAACGCCACCACCCCCGATTGTACTTGATTATGCACAGCAATTTACCACCGGATATGCCGCTATCCACTGTGCAACGGCCTTTACCTGAAATGTTCATGGATATTTCGCTATTTTATAGACATCTTCTGGATCGGCGTCCGGCATGGCTTTTTGTAGTTCGTCCCATATCGAATTCGATGTTTCTTCAATAAAGTCTCGCGTTTCTATTTGGCCATCCTCAAGTTCAGCATCTCTTTTCCACAAACTTCCGCTGAAGTTAGCGATTTGTAGCAGTGCCCAAGCTTCGCGCTCAGACACCACCACAGCTAGCGCATCGTGTCCGTCGATGTTAACGCGAACGACGTTGACCATAGCTCTCAATGCGCTCGATGATGCGCTTTTCCGTAACGGCGTCGGGGCGCACGGTGCCTTTGGTGCGCGTCCACTTGCCATTGACATACTCGTAGCGCGTCCACTGATCCCAGCCGCGCACACCGAGAAACACATCTTTAGAAACTTCTGACACGCTTTTAATATACATGATATGCCTTAATTAATATTTATATTTAACTACCGGGTTTGCAACATCTTGCCAACTGTACAACGTGGTGCGAAAAGGGCGTAGGCTGTTCCATATAGAATGGCTGACAGGCGGAGGATTGTCAACATTGCCAACTAGGAATGTTATGTACGAGAGTTCGTCCTTGTTCAGCAGCAGGCAGTAGTGATGCTCTTCTATCGGCGCTGACAGCTCAACTATTTTAGCCATCACCACTCTCCCTCACCTAACGGGTTCATGCTCTCATCGTACAGCGTGGCGAATACACATTCACCCTCTTCCGTGACGCCACACTCGTGAACAATGGTGCCATCGTGCAGCCTGTAGCTGTGCAAGGGCACAGTCTCCCCGCTTCGCATTGTGTGCATGAGGAAACCGTGCTTTAGAGGTGTTGCGCATTTGCGCATCAAGTAGCGCTGCGCGCCGTCACTGAGCACAATTTCAACCATGTCACACCTTGCGCAACAGCTTGCGCATGTCGCTCTCAAAGCCTTTGGATACGGTAGCAGTTTTGTTCTTAAGAATCGCTTTCTGGCCGTTCTTCACCTCGTACAAGGTGCACTCCGACCGGCTCTCGTTGTACACCTTGAACACCTCGGCGTAGTGGGGGCTGATCGTGATAGTAGTGCCCGCACTTTTCACCTCATACATGGTGTCGGCTTTGCGCCAGTCAACGTCAACCTCGTGCGTCTGCACCTTGCGCGTACCTTCGTCCACCTTGCGCACAGGGAATTGGATGACGGTTCCGCCACCCGCTTTAAGCAGACTCTCATTGCGCTGGTCGTTAGGGTGCGCTTTAACATGCTTGCGCATCTTCTTGATTTTGTTGACCTTCGCGCGATCTTCGGCACGGTAGCGCGCCATCGCAGGCGAACGCTTGCGGTTGCGGTCGAACTTCTGATTTTTACCGGACATTGTGATTCTCCAGATAGTGCGTTGCGAGGTTAATAAGTCCGTGCAATTCTGCACGGTCGAGCACAGCTAGCCGCTTGTTTTGGGAGTCTCGCTCCCAAGAACTGGGGTCGTGCCCACAGGCAAAAACTCCGTCGGGTTCTGAAACTGCGAACATTACCGGGCTGACAGCATTGCCCTCTAATGCGCGCACCACTATGTAAAGTACGTCAGGGAAACGCTCGCTTTTCCAAAGTTCAATCATAGTTTTGTGCAAGCCTTTATGAATTTAGCCCTATCGAAGCGTGGGTTGTCAGCTGCATATAGCCTACAATATTCAGCAGCTAGCTCCCCAGCCGCTTCCGGCGTTAGCGTCCCTTGCCTAGCAGAAGCTGCAATGGTAGCGGCGTGAGCCTCGTAGTGCTTGCGCGTCCATGTGGGCCGCTTCATAGGTGTTGCTACTGAGCGTCGCGTTGCCATGTCAGCACAGCCAGATGGCGTCAATGTGCTCGTTGATTGACACCCTAACAAGCACGTTCTTAAGAATCGAGCATTCGCTTTCCCAATAATGCATTTTGTCTTTGGTTGTCATTTTGGCCACACATAAGGGAGGTTGTCAGGAACGCCGGGAAACTTTTGCCACTTGCAGCGCGGAGCGCAATTCCGCTATCTCAGCGTCGCGCTCGCTCAGTGCTCATGCGGACACCTTTTTGGGCAGCTTGTAGACGCGAATCAGCCGTTGCATTACTTGGTCAACGGTCTGGTAGCCCTGCACGCAGTCGTTGTCGCCTTTTTCAGCAAGGAGTTTGCGGTCAGGCCCCCAAAAAGCGGTTTCAGCGGTTTGGCTGCCTTTTTGTCCTGCCTCTGCGTCTTGCTCGCCTATTATTAGGTCGTGGTTATCGCAGTAGTTGGCGGGGCCGAACTGCACGCTGACCGTGTAGCCGTTGGGGAACGTGATCTGGAAGCCCTTGCCGCGTGTGATGCAGAAGCCTTCGGTGTTCATCTGCTACTCTCCTGATAGTAGTAAATAGTTACGTGCTGTGAAGTTCGAACCGGCCACCGCCACCATGCGACTGATCCAGCAGCCAGAGGGAGCCGTCGTCGTACCTGTCCGCGTTGTTGAACCAGAAGAAGTAGGGTCTTTGCGCCATGCTGTCCTCCGTTGTTCTTAAGAAAGCAGCTTACGCTGCTAGAGTGCGGCGTGACCGCCGCTAGGTGTAACATCCTCATTACAAGGGACTATTGCTAATCCCTTGTGGGTGAGGAAGCTTACGCCGCCTTGCGCATCTCGTGCTGCGCCGCAGCGAACGCCTCGGCCTGCGCGAAGGCATCCTTCGCCAGCATGTAGATGGTATTGGCTTCTTCGACGCTGTTGCACTCTCCGATCTTCTTGCCGATCAGGGTGAAGGCGCGCTTGATGGTGTCGATCGGCAGCTCTTTTTCCTTCAGCGCCTTGATGTCCTTCTCGACTTCGGTTTTGCCGCGCACCTTGTCACCCACCAGCAGGGCGATGCCCAGCTTTACCGCAGTGCAGCACACACTTTTGCTGCTGCGATAGCTGCCCATCTCGGGCAGGTTGATCCCCTTGTCCTTGTAGTCGGCCTCTTGCGCCTTGAACGCCGCTTTGACCGCCTCCTCGTCGCCGCCCACATCGCACGCGACGAAGCGCACCATGTGCGTCCAGACGTTGACACCTTTCTTTTGCTCCGCCTTGACTTCTGCCACCAGCATTTCGAAATTGCTTTTCATTTCCGTTCTCCATTTGTTAGGTTCAATGATGGGCACATGCCCCTGACACCCTGCCGCCTGAACCTTAGCAGCATGTTCTTAAGAAAGAGCTTTGTAGGTTACCCTCACCGATGGTCTGGTGCGCAGGTGGCGTCTGCGGCGGGTAGTCGGGCCACTGCTACATGGATTCGTACTAGCTCCGAGCGGGGGCGCTCCCCCTACTTCAAATACTTGTCTGCCACCATTGCGCCGCCCGGAATGGCGCGCAGGGTAGCCTTGCGGTTCCAGCTAAACCCGATGGGTTCCATCTGTTGCGGGTTGACAGGCACAGCAATCACTGCGCCATGCGTCACAGTGTTTTCGTGGCGCAGGATGCGGCCCTTCCGTTTGCTATACGCACCGTTGGTGCGCTTTGCATTGGAAACATCTTCCATCTTGCGATAGACGCGAAGCATATGTTCTCCGTTGTTGACCATAATTTAAGAGGATTCTTAAGAATCATCTTAAACTATGGCCCTGCACTTTGTCAGAGTGCAGGCCCTAGTCTCGTTCCGGTATTGTCGTCAGAACCTTATGAGGTAGGCTGAGGATTTATTCACCCCTAGTCGGTTTTACCCTGTGCTTCTCTAGGTTCGCGTTTAGGGACGTAACTCCCATGCGCAGGCTATCCCCCCTTGCCGTCACGTTCACTAGGCTAGATTGCTTGCGTTACTGTGCGATGTTCTGCCGTTGCGCTCCCTAGCGGCACTTTGAGTTAGCAGCATGGATCGCATCTACCATGCTTCCGAAACCGTTGTTTTGTACGTCACGGCTCTACTCTAATGACACTAGGGACGACGTTTAAATTCGCGCAGGCCCTTTAGCCTAGTCCGCACCCTATCCGTGATCCCTGCCGGGGGGTGCGCATCCCTAGCAGGCTGTATCGGGCATTACTACCTTGAATTCATCCCTTTACAGTTTCCGTCTAGCAGGGCCTAGCGTTAGCGCCCTCGTAAAAATCAGACGTACTCATGCTACATGAAGCCCGGTTTTCTGTCAAGTCCGGTAACTCTAGCAAGGGCTTACGGTAGCCTTGCGGTTTGCGGTAGCACTGCTACCGTGGAAACCATTCTACTTGAAACTTTGCTGCCTGTCAACTACCTGCTAGTGCCGAGAACCTGTCTCGGGTACTTGCCTGCCGCATCTTTGAGTGTTCCTGAGAACACCCTCAATCATGCAGCGAACGTGAATGCATGATACCTGAGCCGCAGTCTGTTGTCAACCCCTAGAGTAATGAGAATCATTCTCATGCACTAGCGCTGACTGACGTCAGCTGGCAGGCGCTAATAGCAATCATTCTCAATAATGGGGAGGGGATAACCCATTGATGGGGAAGGGGTGCGTTTAGCCATACCTGTCATAAACCTGACACAATAACGATGCAGGGAGATAACGGCTAAAGCCTGCATTATCACCGAAGTTGCCAGAAGATGATGTTTTTTCGCTGAAGATGAGTGCATTTTTAATTTAAAGAGGGGGAGGGGGGAAAAGGGAGGGGGAGTGTGGAGTGTATTA